GCCTGTTTGCGCTGGTCGAGGGTCAGGCTGTCAGCGGTCTTGAGGAGCCCGGACGGCCGCACCCCGTTGCGGAAGGTATCGCCCGAGGCGCGCTCAATTGCTTGTGCGAGCCCGAAGGTCTGGCGGCCGAAGCTGAGGGTCGAAAGACCGCCCAGCGGGTTGCCGCCAAAGCCCCGGATGTGGAGCATGTTGTCCTGGCCTACGATGGAGCGGACTCCATTGTCCGACCACTCATATTCGAGGCTGCCATCGCGGAGACGGCGTACCGTCATGAGTTCGGGTGCGATCGGTACGCTCAGCGCCACCACCCGGCCATTGCTGCCCCGGATGATCTCGGCATAGGCATTGCCGTTAAGCTCGAGGCACGCGCAGATGAACTCCCAGAAATCGACCGCGGTCTGATCGGCGTTCGGGCTATCGTGCAGGATCCGGTAGAGCGGATGGTCCGTTGCGACCGTCCGCGCGCCCCCTTTGGTCCGGTAGACCATGAGCGGGAGCGAGGCGATCGTACCGGCGAGCAGATTGACGCAGGCCCAAGCTGAGGCGAGCCCCAGCACCGAACTGGTCGAGACAAGTTCACCGGTCGTGGTTGTGCGGCCTCCCGCCGCCTGCACCAGCCGCGGGTCGGTGAGGCCGATAGAGCGCGCGAGGTAGCCGATCGCTTTCTGCAGCAAATTCATACGAGGCTCTTCAGCCAGTCATCGATGGAGCCGGAGGTATCGCCTGCCATCGCTGCCCCCACTGCCATGCACAGCGCCACGGCTGCGTCGATCTTGTTGATGGCCCGCTGCTTGGAGAGCCACTTGTTGTCCCAGCGGTCGGTCTCGGTGACCGCCGACATCATTGCCGAGATGAGGGCCGGATTGCGTTTGAGCCGGATCCGGCCCTCAAGGATCAGTTCTTCCAGGTGCCGGAGCGAGCCGGGCATCCAGAGACCTTCGGTCATCTCACCCGCAGGCTTCGCCCGTTTGGTGCCGCCCTGCGGGTGCTCGACAAAGTCGAGGTCGAGCCCGAGTTCAGCAACTTCCTCTTCGAACCGCCTGAAGGCGTAGCGGTCGTAGGCGACCGCCTCGACCCGGAAGTCCGACGCCATTTCGGCGAGCGCCTGCGCCACATGGCGAAAGCTGATGTTCTCGCCCGCAGGCGCACTCAAAAACCCGTCGGCAACCCAGAGGTCGTAGGGCTGCTTGTCGCGCAGCACCCGCGCGGCGAGCGTATCGCCCGGTGTCCAGACCTCTACCCATGCGTCAAAGCAGGGTTTGCCGTCCTTCTCACCATTGCGCTGGACAGCGGCGAGTGCGGTCAAATCGCGGTTCTGGCTGAGGTCGAGGCCAAGCCAGACGGACCCACCAGCCTTGGGTTCGAACTCCGCCAGGAGCGGCTCGAGCGTCGAGCGCGCCATCCAGGCGGTTTCGGCATCGGTCCACACGCAGAAGTGCAGCCGCAGGATCCCGTTCAATTGTCCCGGGATGGCTTTCGCCTGCGCCACGACCTCCGAGAGGTATTGCTCCGTGATCGTGACGCCCAGCAGTGGGTTCGCCTTGATCCAGCATCTGGGGTCGGTCAGCGGATCGTCACCCTCATCGAGGGCGCAGACATAGCTGAACGTCGTGTCGTCGAGGACCTGGCCCAGAAAGGTCGGGTCAGTCACTGCGTCAGGGTTACCAGCCGCCACCCGGATCGCGTGTTCGTGTTCCTCCCAGGCGACGGAATTGCGGTCCGAGCCCGAGTTCGTGATCATGAATAGCAGCGGATCGCGGCGAAACTTGAAGCCGCGCTCCAGCATCTCGATGATCGAGCGGTCCGGAAGCTCGTGCACCTCGTCCGCCAGCACAAAATAGGGTCGCGGCCCCGAGCCAGTCTTGCCGGTATCGCGCGAGACCGGGCGGAAGAAACTGCCCGAGGACAGGTGCGCGATGTTGAATTCGCGCCCTGGACCGCCCGAGAACTCCAGTCGCCGTGCCAGCGCCGGTGATTGCCGGACCATCCGCACAGCGTCGCGAAACAGGATGTTGGCCTGCTCCTTCTTGGCCGCAGCGGCATAGATCTGGGCGCCAGCTTCCTTGCAGGCGGTCATCCCATAAATGCCGATGCCGCCTGCAACCGGCGACTTCCCGTTGCCCTTACCCTGCTCAATATAGGCGCGGCGGAACCGGCGGCGGCCATCCTTGCGCTTCCAGCCGAACAGCGAGCCGACAATGAAGGCCTGGCTCGGCTGGAGCTCAAAGGGCTCGCCCTCGAACTGGCCTTCGGACAGCTTCAACACCTCCTCGAAGAAGGCGAAAGCGTGATTGGCGGCCGTCTGGTCGAACCAGATGCCGTCCTTGCGCTTCAGGTCCGCGATGTGCCGTTTGCAGGCATTGCGAACGTGCGGCCCTGCGACAATCTCGCCTGCGACCACCGCCTTGGCATAAGCCAGCGTCCGGTCAGGCGAAGAAACGGTCGGCGGGGTCCGCGCCTTCTTCTGGCGGCTGGGCCGCGATCCTGCTCCTGGCACTCGGCGTCATCCCGAATTCTGCGGCGTAACGCATCATGTCAGCCGCCGCCTTGTTGGCGGTGCCCACCAGCGGGTTCTGGATCGCGTTGCCGTTCGATGTCTTGATCATGAGGCCGCCGGTCAGATGGTCCTTCTCGGCCATCTTGGCGATGGCCCGTTCGGCCTGAGCCCAGCGACCATAGGCCATGGCGTATGCAGCAAGTGCCGCCCGGTCGATCTCGGAGAGGATCCCGAGGTTGAAGAGCTCGGATGCGACCCGGTTCCATTCCTCCACCGCATCGGCGGTGAGATGGGCTGGCGGTGCCGGGATCGCTGCCTTGGTCTTGGCCTCCTTGCGGTTCAGTGTCCGCTTGCCGGGATTACCCGTGACCAGCTTCAGATGGGTCGGCTTGGGTTTCGTTCCGGGTTTCATCGCTCATGTCCTGCGTCTGCCCGGCCGAAATCTCTGCAAAGGTCCGTCCATCTCCTTCGAGCCGGGCCTCATGCCCCGTAAAATCTTGCCAGCGCTTCACGGCGACGTCGACGTAGGCCGGATTAAGCTCGATCGCGTGGATCGAGCGGCCGGTCATTTCACCGGCAATGATGGTAGTGCCGGAGCCCGAGAACGGCTCGTAGACAGCTTGGCCTGGGCTGGAATTGTTCTCGATCGGGCGCTTCATGCACTCGACCGGCTTCTGGGTGCCGTGGCCGGTTTCGTTCTTCTTGGGCTTTGCAATGTGCCAGACGGTGGTCTGCTTGCGGTCACCAGCCCAGTGGCCTTTCGCGCCCTTCTTTACGGCATACCAGCAGGGTTCATGCTCCCAGTGATAATCGCCGCGCGAGAGCACAAGCTGGCCCTTGTCCCAGATGATCTGGGAGCGGAGCATAAGACCGCAGGCAGCCAGGCTATCGCCCACAACGCCGGCATAGAGACCGGCGTGCCAGACATATGCGACATCGCCCGGGAATAGGGCCCAGGCTTCGCGCCAATCCGCCTTGTCGTCGTTCAGCACCTTGCCTTTGGCGGTGCCGGATGCAGCAACGCCAGCCTTCTCGCGCCAAGCCGGATCATACTCGACGCCGTAGGGCGGATCGGTGACCATCAGATGCGGTGAGACACCATTAAGGGCCTTCGCCACGGTGTCTGCATCGGTGCTGTCGCCGCAGACCAACCGGTGTTTACCGAGCAGCCAGACATCGCCCGGCTTGGCCACTGGATCTACAGGTGCCTCAGGGATCGCGTCGGGGTCGGTATTGCCCTCCGTTTTCTCGGCTAGCAGCTTGGAAAGCTCGTCATCCGAGAAACCGGTCAGCAGCAGATCGAAGTCGAAACCCTGCAGATCGCCAAGTTCTACGGCCAGTAGCTCGAGGTCCCAGCCAGCGTTCAGCGCCAGCTTGTTATCCGCGATGACGTAGGCCTTTTTCTGGGCATCGCTCCAACCCTTAGCGACCATGGTCGGGATCTGGTTGAGCCCCAATTTACGGGCTGCAAGCAGACGTCCGTGGCCCGCAATCAGGCCGCCATCTTCATCGACTAGGATCGGATTGGTCCAACCCCATTCACGGATTGAGGCCGCGATCTGGGCGACCTGTTCGTCCGAGTGCGTGCGGGAGTTGCGCGCATAGGGCGTGATCTTCTCTATCGGCCAGAGCTCGCTGCTCTGGGCCGGCCAGTCCTGATCCATAGATGTCCTTGGATTGCGTTCGGCCGCGGTAGCCAGACGGCTCGCGGCGCTTGTTCAAATTGTCGGATCAGGGTGCCTTGCTGGCGCGCGGCCCTTGGGTCAGATCAGTTCAAGCTCAGTCAGCACCTTGGCCGTATCGAGCAACTGATCGGTCCGCACCGTGATCTCAATGGTGAAGCTGTCGGCGGTGGCACTCGCGTACACGCCGCTTTCGTAAAGTTCCTGTTCAATGGTCTCGACGACCGCGACCATCCTGCTGCGGTCGAAGTTTTCGGGTAGCGTGCGGATCGCAAGGCGGATCGTGCTGGTGATCCCGCTGCTCATGCCGCGTGCGCCTGCAGGCTGAAGTAGAGCACGAAGCCCTTCAGATATGGCAGCCCCTTGGGCATCGCGATCTCGCGGCTAGTCTCCCGGTTGATCGTCCAGCCCATCCACCGGGTAATCGCCGCGTCGGTCGCGTCCGCCAGGTCGAGCCCCGCGTGGACGCCGTTATGCACATCGTCGGCGAAGTGGCGGCCGTGGCGACTATCCAGAAAATCCCGAACGCCCTCGGCCGTGCCTTCGGTCGCCGCGAGGATCGCCGGGAAGGCAATCGCCCATGCCGCGTCCGCATCTGTGAAGCCGCAGGTGGTGCCATAAAAGCCCCAAGCTTCGTTGGCGGTCGGAAAGGTCGGGGTCGTCATCTGCATCGCTCCGTATTCGTGAAGCGACTACCGCTCTGTTCGGAGGCGATAGCAACTCAAATAGACGGAATTCTGAGACTTTCCGGTTTCTGACCCCCGGTCGCTAACTCGCGGTCGCGTGAATTTTGGGCCAAGCGCGGTGTCCCCCGCCGAGGGCCCAGACTTTCGAGCCGCCCCCCGGCCTGGTCAGCCGATCGGCCACCCGTCGGGGCCTACGGGAACCGTCCTGCGTCGGCCGAATTGTTCGGCAGTCCGTTTGGCGTGGCACTCGGCACACAGGCAGCGAATGTTGCTGTCCTCGTCCGATCCGCCATAGACCAGCGGCACAATGTGGTCAGGTACGGTCGCCTCGCGGATAATCCCGGCGGAGGCACAATCGCGGCAGAGTGGTTCGGCCTTTAATCGACGCAGGCGCTGCGCCATGCCTTGGCGTCCCCGAAGTCGTTCAGCCATCGCGCAACGCCTGCAACGAGAAACGCCCGGAAGCTAGAAAGCCCCGGGCGCAACTCGCATCTCTATATTTCGGAAACATCTATACCAAAGCAATGACCTCGTCAATGCTTTTGTTGCTAATTATCCTTGAATAACAGTTTGTTATTTCAAATGATAGGCGGACGATACTGATTACGAACTGTCCTTTTTGATGTGGAAGAGGGAAACCAGCGCCTCGAGCCCATGCCCCAGATTCCGAATGTCAGCATCGCACCAAGCCGATGCGTCGACCTCGTAACAAACCACAGCATGAACCAAGACGCTCGGGCGCCGACCCGTCGCAGCAACGGCATCGCTGTCGGCAGTCCGTAGCATCAGGATCGTCGCTGCCGAACGCTTGCGGATCTTGGTTACATAGTCCGGATCGTATTCCGTGATGCTGCGGCCGAAGATCCCTTCATCCAGCAGCAGACCTCCCGCTGAATGCGGGTGGAGTGGCGGCAGCCCCATGACCGCGCGGTTGCGGGCCATGAGGTCACCATAGAGCTCCGCAGCTGCCAGCTGCTCCGGGGTTATCTTACCGGCGAATGCCAGTCGCCCAATTGCGGAGCCGAGACGCTCGTCCTTCGCCTGGCGCGCGCTCACGCCATACTGGCGCTGGCGTGCCTCGAGAACGGTTGCGGTGACTTCGCGCAGGGTCTCGGCCTTGCCCGGCTGGACCAACTTGCCGCAGGGGTGGCGGCGGCCCGCCTTGCGCTTACGACCGCGAGCCACGGATGATCTCCGGGATAAGCGCCGCATAACCGATCACATCGACTGGGCCGTCGGCATAGCCCGGATCATGGGCGAGCCGTGCCAGCTTCAGATCGATCATGCACAGCGCAACCTGCTGTGCCGTGACGGGTGTTCCCAGGGTGATCGACCAGCGCTGGGCGATGGCCTCCATCTGAGCTTTGGGATCGCCGTAGGCAGCGTCGCGATCTTCGAGCACCTGCGCCACGCGCTTCAGGAAACCGACCGCGCTCACCGGACACCTCCACGGGTCTCGCTGGCCCAGAGCAGGATGGCGATGGCGTCTGCCTCGTTATCGTCGGCGGGAGCAAATCCCTTGGCCTGAACGGCCGCGATGACAGCCGCCTTGTCGGCATTGCCCTTGCCGGCAATGAACCGCTTGATCGTACCAACCGGCACGCCCTGATAGGCGACCAGATGCTCTTCGCACCAAGAGGTCAGCATTCCCAGCAGGCCGCCATAGACGTGCGCTGCATCGGTGCCGGCGTGACGACGGACCTCTTCGAAGTAGACCGCCTCAACCGGACCAGCATCAAGGTCGAGCTGTTCGAGCCAGTGCCGAAAGCGCAGGTAGCGCATGCCGCCACCGTCGTAGCGGGTGTGCTTCAGCGAGACTGTGCCGGTCGTGATGTGG